TCTCGAACTAAAGGCTAAAATTTCTAAGTCTGCGCCCGATCATGTCGCGCAGCTTGTAAAAGAAGGCATTCTTGGAGCATTTTCTGTTGGTTTCCGAGTCAAGGATGCTGATTACCTATCGGAAACCGACGGATTAAAGATTAAGGACGCTGAATTGTTCGAAGTATCAGTAGTATCGGTACCTTGTAACCAAGCAGCTACTTTCTCTCTGGCGAAGTCATTTGATTCTATTGAAGAATATAATGAGTTCAAAAAAACTTTCACTAATAGTGTAGATCTAGCCGGTCAGTCTCTGGCTAAAGATGAAGATTCATTTGAAGCTAGTGATACACCGGATGGAACTGAAAAGTCAGTTCAAAAGGAGATAAACATGTCGGAAGTAAAAACTCCCGAAATCGACCTGGACGCTTTTGCTAAGAAGGTGGCAGAAGAGACTGCTGCTAAGATTGCAATTCGACAGGCTGAAGAAAAAGCCGCAGCAACCGCTGCACAAAAACAAGCTGAAGAAGTAGAAGCAGCTAAAGCTCTAGAAGCTGAGACTGTAAAGTCAGCTATTAAAACAGGTATTGAGTCAGGCACTGAAAAGTTGCTTGCTGATGTACAAGAAGACCTTAACAAGAAGAATTCCAGCATGGAAGAAACTCTTGCTAAATATAAGCGCGACCTCGAAGAGAAGTCTGAAGAAATTCAGAAGATGCGTGACTCTAAGCGAGTATTCGCTGATCGTAGTGAAAAGTCAGACATTAGCAAGTGGGGCCAGGACTTTATGACTGCTCACCTTCTTGGTGTAATGACTCGTAAGGGTTTCAACACTTCTTTTGCTCAAGATCTACAAGAAAAAGCTGGTATCGATTATACTACTAACGCAGCAGACATCGATCAGGAAGTTTCTAATCTCATCGAGAAAGAAATCATGAATGAGCTGAAAGTCGCTCGTTTGTTCCGTGAAATCCCAGTTAATGGTGCAGCAACTGTACTTCCTATCCAGCCTGATGTTGACGCAGCTGCATGGGCAACTGCCGCTACTGGCGGAAACTTGCAGAACCAAGGCAACTCTGGCGGCAACGCTAATAAGTTCCAGCCTAAGCAAGTAATCCTGAACGCTTATCGCTTGATTTCAAGCTCGTTCATGGACAACGATGTAGACGAGCAAGTTCTTATTAACTTGATGCCTATGATCGTTGAATCAGTAGCTCGTGCTCACGCAAAAGCTGTTGAATCTGCTATCCTTATGGGCGGTGGTTCTATCACTGGTCTTGACGGCTATGCAGCTACTCACTCTGGCAAGATTGACCTTGATGGCGCTTCTGTCGCTACAGGTAACTCTGCTAAGATGACTTCTGCTATGTTGCTTGCAGCACGTCAAGGAATGGGCAAGTACGGATTGAACCCAACTGATTTGGCCTACATCGTAAGCCAGAACAGCTACTACGATCTGTTAGAAGATGCTAGCTTCCAGACTCTGGATGAAGTAGGATCTGACCTTGCAGCACGTGTAACTGGTACTATCGGAGCCGTTTACGGTACTCCAGTAATTGTATCTGATCAGTTTGCAGCAGAAGCTGCGGCTGGACCAGCTGCATTTGCATGTTACACTCGTAACTATGTAACTCCTCGTCTTCGCGGTGTAACCGTTGAGCAGGACTACGAAGTTATGAATCAGCGTCGCGTAATCGTGGCTAGCCAGTCTCTCGGTTTTGAAGAAATCAATGCCGGCTCTGGTGCTGACCAGCCTGTAGTGAAGATTGACTTCATTGCTTAATACTGAAAAAGTATAGAAACGAGGGGGAGTTAATCTCCCCCAAGTTTTTACTAATGGACTTATAAATGGCAAACTTAATAGACATCGACACATATAAGATTTCGGAAGCTATCGTAAGCACGAAGGATGATTCTCGGATTAATTCTTTGATTGCGTCTGTGAGTCAATTAGTAAAAACTTATTGTGGTAACAGTATTGTTGACCACTACTCTTCAAATAAAGTAGAAACGTTCAGTATTAACTGGGGGACAAATTTAGTACAGCTTACCGAAACTCCTTTAGTTACAATAGTATCTGTGGAGGAAAGGGATGATTACAGTTCTAGTTATACTACTGTACCAGCCACCGAGTACTTCGCAGATACAACCTTAGACGTAGTTTACCGAGTTAGCACTAATGGAGGTAAAAAGAACTGGCCAGGCGGCCCCGCTGCTGTAAAGATTACTTACAAAGCAGGTTATGCAGATTGTCCTGGTGATTTACAATTAGCAGTAATTGACCTAGTCACTTACTATCTTAAAAATGAACATAAAGCACGACAGACTATTGCAGGCGCAAGTATTCAACATAACTCTTCCTCTAGTCAACGTGATAATGTAGCGTTCCCAGACCATATTAAACGTGTCTTGGATCTATACAAAAACTTTTAGTGAGTACTTCATCTTTATTAGCTTTTTGTAACAAGTTGGACGCTACATTGAAGTCTCCAAAAGGGTCACAGATCTACAGAGACCTAGTAGCAAATAAAAGAGTCCATGTATTTAAGTTTAGTAGTAAAGCAATGGCAGAGCAGATGAAGATAGAGTTAGACAATCATCCAAGCTTCGATGGGCTTACACAGAAAGATAGACAGGTAGTAAATAAATTAGCAAAAATAATGAAAGATGATTTACTTTCTGGCTTAACTAAACTGGCAAAAAGTAATCCAAACAGTAAGTTAAAAACTACGACAAACACTATTAGTTTTAAGTTTGATGTAAATACTGAAACTAATAATGTAATTACATTATATTCGGGAAAAACTGTAGTCTTAGATGCTGAAGATGTGTTTCAAAAAGTAAAAAGATTTTATAGGCCTGCTTTAAAGAAGTTTTTTAACGGAGTTCAGGAGCATTTAAAAGGCACTGTAAAAGTTAATCCAGAAAGCGGAAGAATGGTAAATAGAAGTTTACGTACCTCAAGTGGAAAAACGAAAAAAGGTACTAGAGAGTTGTTCCATGCAGGACATGAAAAAGGTGCTGGAATATTTGAGAGTTTTATGCGAGATGCTTTTGAAGGTATTGCATCGTCTACGAATCTAACTTCGGGGGCTACTCAAAAAGATTTACAACAACTAGGAATGACTAGTTTAGTCACTGCCGTAAGAAACGACAAAGAAGACAGTCATACTATAAGCATCGAATCTGCATATTTAAATACACAAGGAAAAAGTGGTGGAGTAGATGTTGCTAGTTTAAGAAGGCAATTACAAACTCAATTAAAAAAAGCAATAGATAAGTTAGCTGCGGCAGAAAAACTAGGTTCAGGACTGGAACACTTGCAAGGCTCTGACAGTATTAACACAAAAAAGCAAAAAGTACTAATGGGTTCTGTATTGAATTCTTTTGTAGAAAATCAAAAAAGCAAAAGTTTAAAGGTTGCTGTAAAAAACGATTTAGGATTACCTAATTCAAAAAGCGGTAAAAAATCTACAAAAAAGAAAGCAAAAGTTTCAAAAGCAGCAACAGCAATAGCTTTAGGTAAAGGTGTAAAAGCAGGAAGAGTAAAAAGAGAGAGAAAAGTTACAGAAGGTCCAGCCTCCTCTCCCCTACGTTTAATAACAGAGTTTAATAGACAATTACCTTCTGTTGTAAGAAAAAATATGGGAAGTCCTGCTTTAAACAATATTACAGGGCGATTTGCAGATAGTGTAAGAGTAGAAAACATTATTAAAACACCAAAAGGATTCCCAAGTGTAGGTTACACCTACCAAAGAGATCCTTATCAAGTTTTTGAAGAAGGAGTGGGCTCTCCTCCGTGGGCAAACGGAAATAGAGATCCTCGAGACTTAATTGACAAATCCGTAAGAGAGATAGCAGCAACTATGGCTCTCGGAAGATTCTACACTAGGAGAATTTAATGACAGAAAGAGCGTACACTACACGGCGTGCTAGTATTGTAGCGGCTCTTGTGGATAAGTTAAAGCAAATAAACGGGGGAGGCACCTATCTAACTGATTTAGGTGGTAATGTTTCTCCTCGTTTGAAATTTTGGGATGAAGTGGAGGAGTTTCCTGCAGTTCACCTAAATGCCGGCTCCGAAACAAGAGCTTATCAAGGAGGCGGATATAAGGACAGATTTTTATCTATTACATTTAGATGCTATGTTCGAGCCGAAGATGCTGTTATGGCTTTGGATGAACTACTAGAAGATGTCGAGACTGTACTAGAGCAAAATTCTACTTTAATGTATTTGGACCGTACTAATACGGAACAATTTACACAACAAATCACAATCGTCAGTATAGATACTGATGAAGGTGTACTTGAGCCCTTAGGCGTCGGAGAGATGCTGGTAGAGGTTCGTTATTAGAAATCGCAGGCACGAGCAAACGTTCACG